GTGGAAAAGATTATAAAAGTAGATATGAGCCAATATTATATGGAAGATTTAACGACGGTTTTTATGGAGAAAGATATAAGCAAGAAGATATATGGGAATTTCAAAGAACTTTAAAAAATGATTTACATCCAACAATGAAGCCCATTCCATTAATTGAAAATGCACTAAAAAATTCAAGTAAAGATGGAATGATTATATTAGATTTATTTCTTGGAAGTGGTTCAACAATGATTGCATCTCACCAGCTTAAACGTAAATGTTACGGTATTGAATTAGACCCGAAATATTGCCAAGTGATTTTAGAAAGAATGCAAAAATTAGATTCAACTTTAGTTATAAAGAAAAACGGACAACCTTATGACGTACAAAGCAAGTGATTTGGAAAAGTTATCTGTTGAGGCAATTCAAAAGTATAAATTGTTTTTTATAGATGATATTGTAGCTTATTTACCTTGCTCAAGAGCTACGTTTTATAATCACGGCTTGGATAAATTAGACACTATAAAAGATGCGCTTACACAAGTAAGAACTGAAATTAAAGTTTCTATGCGCTCTAAATGGTATAAGTCAGATAATCCAACTTTACAAATGGGTTTAATGAAACTTATTGCAAGCCCAGATGAGCTTCGCCAGCTATCAATGAACCACGTAGAAAGCAATAATAAGCACGAAATTGCAGACTTTGACATAAAAGATATTATAAAATTTAAGTGATACAACTTAATAAAAAGTATATTTCTTTATTTGAAAGCGATAGCAGATATTATGTTGTTACTGGTGGGAGGGGTTCGGGTAAATCATTTGCCTTAAACTCCTTCCTTTTGCTTTTAACGTACGAAGTTGGACACGTTATACTATTTACTCGTTACACTTTAGTCTCGGCTCATATCTCAATTATCCCAGAGTTTGTAGAAAAGATAGAAATGGCTGGTCTCGAATCCGATTTTTATATAACAAAGGATGAGATTATAAACACACGTACAAATTCAAAGATATTATTTAAGGGTATTAAAACATCAAGCGGTACTCAAACTGCAAACCTAAAGTCTTTAAGCGGTGTAACCACTTGGATACTAGATGAAGCCGAAGAACTGGTAGATGAAGATGTATTTGATAAGATAGATTTTTCTATCCGTAATAGCTTTAAGCAAAACAGGGTTATTCTTATTTTGAACCCGACTACAAAAGAGCACTTTATTTATAATCGTTTCTTTGAAAGTAAAGGAATACAAGATGGTAGCTCTATAACTAACGGCGATACGACTTATATACATACCACCTACAAAGACAATTTAGAATACCTTAGTGAATCCTTCTTAAATCAAATCGAAGCCTTAGAGCAAAGCAATAGGCGAAAATACGAGCATACTATTTTAGGTGGCTGGTTAGACAAAGCAGAAGGAGTTGTATTTACTAACTGGTCTTTTGGTGCATTTAATCCTGATAACTTACAAACCTCATTCGGGCAAGACTTTGGTTTCTCTATTGACCCGACTACCTTAGTTGAAGTGGCTATTGATAAGACTAAGCGTAAGATTTATATTATGGAGCATTTATACAAACCAAAGCTAACTACAAGCGAGATAGCCCAAATAAACAAGCGAGTTTGTGCAAAGTCTTTAATAGTTGCGGATAGTGCCGAGCCTAGACTAATAGCCGAGCTTCAGTCGCAAGGTTGTAACATAATTGCGACGGCTAAGGGAGCTGGGAGTATTACGGCTGGGCTTGCCCTTATGCAAGATTACGAACTAATTATAGAATCTAACTCACAGAACATTGGAAAAGAACTCAACAATTACATATACTCAGATAAAAAATCTGGGCTTGTGGTCGATAACTTTAACCACGCTATTGATGCCATACGTTACAACGTATTCTACCAGCTATCGAATCCCAATAGCGGCAAGTATTTCGTGTACTAATACAAAAAACAACAAATAACGTTTATACATTATGAAGCTAGAGCTAACAATTCCAACTGATTTAAGCGAAATAACGCTTGGGCAGTATATGAGGTTTCTAACAATAGTAGAGCAGAATGAAGAATCGGATTTTTTACAAGACAAATTAATCCAGATTTTTTGCAATGTAGATTTAAAATACATAGCACAGATTAAAAGAAAGAAAATAGTAGAAATTGTAAATACGGTTAATAGCTTATTTGAAAACATACCACCATTTAAAAACAAGTTTATTTTAGATGGCATAGAATACGGATTTATTCCTAACCTTGATGATATGACACAGGGAGAATATATGGATTTAGATAACTACATATTTGACAATAAAGAGATGCACAAGGCAATGGCGGTAATGTTTAGACCGATTATAAATAAACTAAAAGATAAATATACGATTGAGCGATACGCTGGTTCGGATATATATTCCGAAAAAATGCTTAATGCTCCTTTAGATGTTGTTTTATCTGCAAGGGTTTTTTTTTATCATTTAGGCAACGAGTTATTGAAAAGTACCCTGACCTATTTGGAGGAGAATCCAGCGGTACAGAATATTCTGAACAAGCACAATTCGGAAAACGATGGGGATGGTATTCTTCAATTTACGCACTTGCTCAAGGAGATGTCCGTAGATTTGATCAAATATCCGAGCTTTCGTTTAACCAGTGCTTAATGTTTTTAACATTCGAAAAGCAAAAGAATGAATTAGAAATGAAAATGATTAAAAGTCAAAACAAATGAACGGATATTATTACCTAGTAAACACTTTAAAGGATTATCTAAAAGCAACTAACGTAATTAATACGGTTACTATTGGAGATATATTTGCAGTTGATTTAACAAAGCAGACTATTTTTCCTTTAAGCCATATTATAGTAAACAACGCAACGCTAGAAGAAAATACAACTTCTTTAAATGTTTCGATTTTGTTTATGGATTTGGTAGATGATAGCAAGGCTAAAATTACAGATATCTGGGATGGCAATGATAACGAGCAAGATGTATTGAATACGCAGCTTACTTTAGCTTCACGTTTAAGCAGTGCTTTAATGCGTGGAACTTTGTTTAGTAGCTTAGTGCAAGTGGTATCCGCACCTAGTGCCGAGCCGTTTACAGATAGATTTGAAAACAAAGTAGCGGGATGGACACTAACGTTCGACGTTACTATTTCGAACGATATGACAATTTGCTAAATGGAATTAAAACAAAGCGAAAAACTCTTAGAGAAATATAAGAATTACGTTATTCAGCAAGCGAGAGCTAATCTTTCTAAGGGCAGAAACAACGTTTCTAAGACGCTTTATAATAGTTTAAAGGGCGAAGTTGTAACCGATACAGGTTATGCGATTGTAGGGTTTAGAATGGAGTTGTATGGGCAATTCTTAGATGAAGGTGTTAAAGGAGCTTTTCCTAATTTAATTAAAAACGGAAAGCAGAAAGCCCCTAACTCTCGCTTTATGTTTACAAACAAAAGACCACCTTCTGAGCCAATTGCTGAATGGGCAAAGAAAAGAGGAATTCGTTTACGAGATGAAAACGGAAAGTTTAAAAAAGGTAGTTATAAAACCATTGGCTTTATAATTGCTAGAAGTATTTATGCACAAGGGATAAAGCCTACATTATTTTTTACAAAACCTTACGAGGCTGGATTTAAGAAATACATAGTGGATCAGATGCCTGACCAAGTTGCAATAGATGTAGATAGAATAATAGATTTTAATTTAAAACCAAAATGATACTTTACGCAAGAAGTCCTTACTTTATTGAAGTAAACGAAACGGCTCAGTTAGGCTCAAAAATAGAGCTACGAATTTGGAATAATCCAAACTCAAGACCAGATACCGCTACTTACACTTTTACAAAATCTATTGCCTCCACGAATAACAGAAAGAACGTTTATAATATTGCGCCATACATTAAGGAATATATCGAAGCTATTAAGCCAGCCGATAATACCAACTCTATGATGGCAATTTATGAGGTTAAACGATTTAAAGAAGCTACCTTAGGGGTTTATACTTTATTAGATACGACTACTAATTATTCAACTGGAGGCTATACTAATTATAGCGGAGGCTACAATCAAAGCGGTTCAACTGCTACTATTCTACCTCTTGCTAACACAAGCTTAGAATATTTCTACGAAGAAGGAATCTCAGAAGCAAAATACCCATATATTAACGTTTGGGCTAATAACATAAGCCCTTCAACCTTAACCGTATCTTACAAGGATTTAAGAGGCAGAAACGAGGTTATAGTTACAATTGCTAGAGATGGCGCAAAACTTTACAAGATACCATTAAGAACGACTAGCGTTAAATACGACAAAGGTAATACTTGCACTATTTTATGGAAGCCGACTGGGGATTATGTAGATACAACTATTGCAATTTTAGTAACTCCTATTTGCGAGCCAAAATATAACCCGATACAATGCCAGTTTATTAACCGGTATGGAGGTTGGCAGTTCTTGACTTTCTTTAAAGCGCAAACTAATAACATTCAAACGATGGGAACTACCTTTAAGCTATTACCAGATGCGGTAAATTATAATGTAGCTAGAGCGCAAACAAAATCGTTTAATATTAATGGCTCTCAAAGCGTAAGATTAAATACAGGATGGATTCCCGAAAATTATAATGAGCTTATCCAAGATTTGCTTCTAGCTGAGACGATTCTTTTAGATGGAGTGCCAGTAGAAGTAAAGACAACTGCTACCGATTTAAAAACTAGCCTAAAGGATAAGAACATTAATTACGAGATTCAATTCGATTACGCATTCTCACTTATTAATGATGTAGTTTAATGATCAACGTTCTACTTTATATTTACGATGCGAGTGGAGAGCCACAAAGGATAGAGCTATTTAACGATGAGAAAATAAGCGTTACTAGTAATATTCAAAACGTTAATGATATATCAAAAGTCTTTACTGATTTTAGTCAGTCGTTTACCGTTCCAGCGACAACGTATAACAACCGAATTTTCAAGCATTGGTACGAGAACTCATTAGACAATGGTTTTGACGCTAGAACTCGAAAGGATGCGTACATAGAACTAGATTATTCTCCATTTAGAAAAGGCAAAGTACAATTAGAGAAAGCCAGCTATAAAGATGGTAAAATAGATAACTATCAAATTACGTTCTTTGGTGCTTTAGTTTCTTTAAAAGATGCCTTTGGTGGCAAGTTTTTAAAAGACTTAGATTTAAGTTCTTACAACTTTAGCTATACTGGAACGGTTGTAAAGAATCGTGTAATTGGTGGAGCTGGAAACGATGTTATGTTTCCTTTAATTTCATCAAAGAATGTTTGGGAGTACGGTTCTGGTGCTTATAATATTGCTCAAAATGCTCATCCTATTTACTACTCAGATTTATTCCCCGCTATTAGGGTTAGTAAATTATTCGATTCGATAGCTTCTAGTCTTGCAGTAACATTTGAAGGAGCATTCTTAAGCGATACAAGATTTACAAGAGCATTTTTATGGCTAAAAAATAGCGAATTGTTTGAATTAAAAACAATAGCTAATAAGTTAAATTTTCAAACTAACACTTCGACTACTGGAAGCCAAGGTATATTTAACGTTTTTAGTGATACGCTTAATTACGTAAAACCTACGTTACCCGAATATCAGTTTAAGTCTAACATAACAATTACGTTTACTTCTAGTGGACAAGAGTTTTTCTTTTATGTTTATCGTAATGGAGTAATAATTAATTCCCAAAGTTATTTAACTCAAACTAGTCCGATGTACCTAGAAGTACCTTTAGAGGAATCGGGAGCTTATACTTTTTATATTGCAAGTACTGCGGCTATATCGTTTACAAGCGTTTACTATTACGAAACAGGAACCTTAATCGGTGGAACGTATACAAAAGTAACTGATTTAACGGTAACACAATCAACTACGCAAACTACTACTACCACGATGGATTTGGCTCAATATATGCCAGAAATGACAATAGAGGAGTTTTTTGGAGGTATTCTTAAAATGTTTAATCTTACTTGCTATTCGGAAACGGCTGGTATATTTAAAATTGAGCAATTAGAGGATTGGTATGCTAACGGAACAACTAGAGATATAACGCAATATGTTATAAACGATGTGTTTGATATTGAACGCTCTAAAGCTTACAAGAAAGTAAACTTTAAATATCAAGAAGCTCAATCGTTCTTAAACGTGGAATTTATGTCACGCTCTAAAGTTCCTTATGGAGATTTATATTATGAGCTTAAAAATGACGGAGAAGAATATACGGTAGAATTACCATTTGAAACTTTGCTACATAACAAGTTTACCGGTACTAATTTACAAGTAGGATACGCATTAAAGCCTAGTTTTATACCTTATATTCCTAAGCCTATTATTCTTTATGATTATGGCTCAACTCAAACGGTTTCAAATTATCATTTTAATAACGGTACTTCTACTACTAACCATACTACCGCTAATATATTTGGTCAAGATACGCTAATAAGTGCGGTAGATTATACCCTAAACTTTGGGGCTGAACAATCAACCTACACTAACGCAATAGAAAATCAATCTTTATTTAATAACTATTACGCTAATTATCTTAATAACATATTTGGCATTAAGTCTAGGATATTTAAAATAAATGCAGTTTTACCAATTAGCCTTTTGACAAATTTAAAAGTAAACGATAGAGTAATTATTAGAGATAAACGATATACAATTAACCAGTTTACAACTGATTTAACAAGTGGAGAGGTTCAATTTGAATTACTAACAGATTTTAGAACGATATGATAAAGCAAATAATAGAGATGCTTGGAGCTTTAGAGCATTATAATAAAAGTGAGCTAATAGAAATTGCAAAAGGTAAATATGAATTACCAAACACATTTATAAAAGGGCTTAAACAAATTAAACGTAACTACAAATGGCAAAGTCAATAGAAGTAGATATTAATGTAAACAATAATATCGAAGGCTCTATTTCTCAATTAAAAGCTTTAAAAAGAGAATTAAAAAATACTGCGGTAGGTACTGAAGAGTTTAAGAACTTATTTAATCAGATAGATGATTTAGAAGACAAAATTAAGTCAGCTAAAAACGTTTCTAGTGATTGGATAGATTCATTAGAAATGGCTGGTGGTCCAGTAGGTATGCTTGGTGGAGCTTTAAATAAAGCAAAGGTAGCAACGGAGTCTTTCGGTTCTGCTTTAAAAGCAACTGGTATAGGGCTAATCGTTCTTGCAGTTAGTGGATTAGTTGATGCGTTTACTGAATCTGAAACCGCAATGAAGAAACTCCAACCTTTATTTATTGGCTTGGAGAAAATTCTTGGTGGTATAATGAAAGTATTTGAGCCATTGCTAGATGCTTTTATTGAGCTTGCTTTAACTGCTTTGCCTTACATAACTAAAGGAGTTGGTATATTTTATTCTAGTTTATTTGGCTTATTTACATTGCTTAAAAATGTTGGTATGGGTGCTGGAAATATACTGAAAGGTATTTTCACTCTTGACTTTGATTCATTAAGCAAAGGTTATGAGCAATTAAGCGGAAGTTGGACTTCGGCAGTTAAAGACTTTCAAGAAACTAATAAACGTTTTACCGATGGCTCAAACGATTTAACAAAAACAGAAAAGGCTAATTCTAAAACTAGAGTAACAACTCATAAAACAGAGATAAAAGAAAAGACAAAGGCTAACGATGAATATTTAGATAAATATACTCAAGCATTAATTGATGAGCTATTTGCTTACGATGAGCAACAAAAGAAAATAGCCGAATTAGAAAAGCAGTATATTACAGAAGCTGAAAATGTAAATGCGCAATCAGAGCAACAAAAATTAAATCTTTGGTATAGAAGACAAAGAGAAGAAATTGATAGAATTACAACGGCTGGAGGCGAAAGAAATAATTTGTATGCTTTGCTTGATATTCAAAGAGCAAAAAAACAAAATGAAATAAATCAAAAAGCCGCAGATGATGATCAATTGATTTTAGATGCTAGATTAGCTGCTCAATTAGGTTTTTTGGATGCAATACAAGGAGTTTTAAAAGGCTTATCTGGATTGTTTGAGCAAGGTAGCAATGAAGCTAAAGCATTTGCTTTATTAGATATTGCCGTAGGTACTGCAAAAGGATTTATACAAGGGTTAGATATTGCACAAAAGGCATCATTAGCGGCTGGTCCGGGAGCTGGTCTTGCGTTCCCTTTATTCTTTGCTCAACAAATCGGAGCAGTTTTAGGTGCAGCAAATCAAGCTAAAGCAATATTATCTTCTGGTAACGCTTCTTCTGGGGCTGGTGGAGTACCATCTAGTGCAGCACCTCAAGCTCCTTCATTTAATGTAGTTGGAGTAGGTGGAGTTAATCAAATTGCTCAAACGGTAGGGAATCAAAAGCCTTTAAAAGCTTATGTAGTTTCTCAAGATGTAACAACCCAGCAAGCTTTAGATAGAAATATTATAAAGTCTTCTAGTCTTGGGTAATTTGAAAATGTAACAAAATAAAATATAAACGTTTATACGATATGCTTAGAATTGTCGAATTAATAATCGAGAAAGATTTAGATGGAATTGATGCGGTAAGCTTGGTGGATGCACCAGCTATCGAAGAGAATTTTATCGCTTTAAATAAGGAATACAAAATGGATCTTGCGGAAGTAGATGCCGAAAAGCGTATACTAATGGGAGCGGCATTAATTCCTAACAAACAGATTTATCGTAAGAACGGTAAAGACGAGTTTTATGTTTTCTTTAGTCAAGCGACTGTTAAGCAAGCAAGTGAACTATTCTTAAAGAATGGCAATCAGTCAAACGCCACGCTAGATCATAAGGATAAGTTTGAAGGAGCTACAGTAGTTGAGTCCTGGATCATAGATAACCCTGACATGGATAAATCTAAGCAATACGGATTTAGTCTTCCTAAAGGTACATGGATGATCTCTATGAAGATTGAGGACGATAATGTTTGGAAACAAGTTAAAGAAGGTAAATACAAGGGTTTTTCTATCGAAGGTTTTTTTGCTGATAAACTAGAGATGTCTTTGCTTGAATTAGAAGAACAAGAGTTAGTAAATCAAATCATAAATATATTAAACGATGGCAAATAAAAATAATAGTCCACAAGATTCATCTCGTGCTTGTCTTTGCGAAGATGGTACTTATTTAAAGGAATGCTGCAAAGGCGAATTAATCAATCAAGGTATTGGGGCTTTAGTTTCTCAAGTTACTTCTACGGTTGTAAATACAAACGAACCAAGAGTTATCACAAAACAAAACGGATAAAAAATGAACACAGACAAAAAAGTATTTGAAAAATTATTCTCAAAGGATAAAGTTGAATTATCTTCTGAAAAATTTGAGTTTGCTCTTATTGACGATGTAACTAAGCAAGCTAAATTAGTAGAAGATATGGGTAGCAAAATTGCTATTGATGGAGAAAATATGCTTTTGCTTCAAGGTAGAGTAAAGCAAGAAGGAGGCTTTGCTTTAAAAGAGTCTAATAAGTTACTACAATTGCAAAAGCAATTAGAAACAGCTTATAAAGAACTAGGACTAGATTTTACAAAGGAAATGGTTTATAGCAGAATTTTAGACGCTAGATTAAGAATTGATAATCTGCAAAAAAGATTTGGAATTAAATTTTAAAAGTAAATAATTAAATAAATATATGGAATACAAGAACAAGTTAAACAAGATTAAGGCTGTTCTTTCTATGGAAATTAAGCTTGCACAAATGATGTTAGAAGACGGAATTACAGTTATCGAAGCAGAAGAGTTTGCACCTGAGTTCTCAGTAGGAATTGTAACAGAAGATGGTATTGTACCTATGCCTGTTGGTGAGTACAAGTTAGAAGACGGTATGATTTTAGTTGTAGCCGTTGAAGGTGTAATTGCTTCAATTTCCGCTGAAGAAGTAGAAGAAGAAGCTCCGATGATCGAAGAAGCACCAGCGGAAGTTGTTGCTCCTGAATTAGCGGATGAAGCTCCAAAAGCTAAGCGTATTGTAGAATCAGTTTCTAAAGAGACTTTCTTTGCTGAGATTGAGAAATTGCGTCAAGAGTTCTCTTCTATTAAAGAAGAAAACCAAGCTTTAAAAGCGGAAAACGAATCGCTTAAAGTTAAAATGTCTTCTATCGAAGAAGGTGCTCAACCTTTGGCACACAATCCAGAAGCGGGAGTTGCTCCAAAACAATTTAGAATTAGTAAAAACAAAGTTTCTTCAATTGAAGATACGGTATTTAACAAAATCTTTTCAAAATAATTATTAAACAAATTTAAAAAATGGCTACTACAACTAGTATTACTACAACTTATGCTGGCGAGTTTAAGAATCAAATTATCTCGGCTGCATTATTATCTTCCCCAACTATTGATGCTGGCGGAATTATGGTTAAAGCGGGAATTAAGTACAAAGAAGTTATCAAGAAAATTGGTACAGATGCAATCTTAAAGAATGCTTCTTGCGATTTTGATGCAACTTCTACGGTTACTTTAACCGAGCGTATTTTAACTCCAGAAGAATTTCAAGTTAATTTACAACTTTGCAAAAAAGATTTCCACTCAGATTGGTTATCCGCTCAACAAGGTTTTTCTGCATTTGATGTATTACCAACTTCTTTAGCTGATTTCTTAGTAGCTCACGTAGCTGCTAAAGTTGCTGCAAAGAACGAGACTAATATCTGGTCTGGTGTTACTGCTAACGCTGGCGAGTTTGATGGTTTTGTAACTTTATTAACTACTGATGCTGCTTTACCAGCTGCTAACGAGGTTGCTGGAACAACTGTTACTGCTGCTAACGTAGTTGCTGAATTAGGCAAGATTGTTGATGCTATCCCAGCTGCTCTTTACGGAAACGATGGTTTATATATCTATGTTTCTCAGAACATCGCTCGTGCTTACGTTCGTGCTTTGGGTGGATTCGGTGCATCAGGTTTAGGTTCTAACGGTACTAACGCTTTAGGAACTCAATGGTATAATAACGGTTCACTTTCTTTTGATGGTGTTAAAATCTTTGTAGCAAACGGTTTAGCTGCTAACAAAGCAATCGCTACCGTTAAGGATAACTTATACTTCGGTACTGGTGTTCTTGCTGATATGGATTCTTCTTCTGTAAAGGTTATCGATATGGCTGACATTGATGGTTCAGAAAACGTGCGTGTAGTTATGCGTATGACTGCGGGTGTTCAATATGGTGCGGTAGAAGATATCGTTACTTACGGAATCACTAACGCTGCTAACTAATTAGCTTCAAGAGCACCTCGTTAATTCGGGGTGCTTATTTTTAACATTTTAAATATAATCAATATGCCTTGTGATATCACCTTAGGGAGAATTGAGCCTTGTAAAACGAGTAATGGTGGATTAAAAGCCGTTTACTTTGTTAATGAGTTCGATGCTACGGGGGTTACTTACGATGCTACGAATACAGATGCAATCGCTGCGGTTGCTGGTACTCCAATAGCATTTAAGTACGACCTTAAGGGTAATAGTTCTTTCGAGCAAACTATTAACTCTAGCCGTGAAAACGGAACGACTTTTTTTGAGCAAACAATTAACTTGACCTTGAAAAAATTGTCAATTATAGATCATAAGCAAATTAAGCTTTTGGCTTACACACGTCCTCAAGTTATCGTAGAAGATAATAATGGAAACTTATTCTATTGCGGTTTAAAGAACGGTATGGAAGTATCTGGCGGTACTATCGTGACTGGTGCTGCAATGGGAGATTTGAGCGGTTACACTTTGACCTTGATGGGACAAGAGCCATTACCAGCTAACTTCTTAACGACTACGTTAGTCGCTGCGGGCTTTACTGTAACTGCGGGTGTTTAATTAGTTTTGTTGTTTAAGTTTGAAACTGGGGGAGCAGATGTCTTCCCCTTTTTCATTTTAGAAACAAAACATATTAAAAAACGTTTATACAATAATGATAGTTTTAAAAGAAATAGGAACGGCTCAAACGGTGCAATTTGTGCCTACTCGTAGAAATGCGGGCAATAAGCTATTTTTAACTAATGAAACAACCAACGTAACGGTAGAGTATGCCATTACTTGCACACAAGTTTCTTACTATTTAACTTTCTCAAAAGTTTTAGCTTTAAAAGAAGGGCATTTTTACACGATGGTAATTCAACAAAATAATGAATTAATCTATCGCGATAAGGTTTTTTGCACAAACCAAACAATCGGAACTTACTCAGTCAATACAGGCGAGTATGTTCAAAACGAACAAAACATAATATTCTATGAGTAACGTTCACGTTTTTAATTTTGAATCTCATAAGGCACCTCAATCCGTAGAATCCAATAGAGAAGCTTGGGTTACTTTTGGCGATGATAACGACTATTTTCAATACTTAATTAAACGCTATAATAACTCGACTACTAATAACTCGGTTATTAACTCTATCGTTAAGTTAATCTATGGTCGTGGATTAGATGCTACGGATTCAAATAAGAAGCCGAACGAATACGCTCAAATGAAAATGTTATTCAGACCAGACGTCTTAAAGTGCGTAATTACGGACTATAAGCTTTTAGGTCAAGGATACTTTCAAGTAATATACAATAAGGCAAAGAATGCTATTGTAAGAATCGAACACGCACCAGCGCAATTAATAAGAGCGGAGAAATGTAATGAGAAAGGCGAAATTACTGGGTATTATTATTCCGATAACTGGGCAGATGTTAAAAACTATCCTCCTAAACGTATTGGGGCTTTTGGGTATGGCGATAAAACGCTAGAGATTCTTTGTATTCGTGATTATTCTGTAGGACAAAAATATTATTCTAATGTAGATTATATCGGTGCTTTGCCTTATACTCAATTAGAAGAAGAGATAGCGGACTACTTAATTAACGATGTACAAAACGGATTCTCGCCTACTTCAGTTATTAACTTTAATAACGGAGTACCCGACGAAGAGAAAATGTCTTTACAAGCTGCGGATGTTAAGCGCAAGCTAACGGGTGCAAGCGGTGCTAAGATTGTTGTTTCGTTCAATAGCGATGAAACTAAAAAGACTACGATTGATAACGTTCCTTTAAACGATGCTCCAGCTCACTATACTTATTTGAGCGAAGAATCTCGTGGCAAGATTTTATTAGGTCACTCTATTACAAGCGGTTTGCTTTTTGGTATTCCTTCTAGCAATGGATTTAGCTCAAATGCAGATGAGTTAAAGAACGCATCTATTTTGTTTGATAATATGACAATCCGACCTAAACAAAGTACGGTTATTGATGCTATTGATAAAATACTAGCTTACAATTCTATTAGCTTAAATCTTTACTTTAAGACTTTACAACCTTTGGAGTTTATTGACCAAAACCCTATAATGGATGCGGCTACAATGGAGGAAGAAACAGGTGTAAAATTATCTTCTCATTTAGATGAGTTAGAGCTTGAAGAATTTGGAGAAGAACTTGATCCTAACGAGTGGGAATTAATTGATAGTAGACAAGTATCATACGAAGACGAAACTCGCTTAGATGCGGAACTAGAAGCGTTAAACAACCCAGAAAAATCTCTTTTATCAAAAGCTTGGGAGTTTGTAACAACTGGGGTAGCAAGACCAAATATTGGAAGTTCTCAAGATGGTAAACTTTACGCATCTCGTTACAGATATAGCGGACAAACTACTGAAAAGTCTAGGGATTTTTGTAAAAAAATGACAAAGTTAAATAAACTATATCGTAAAGAAGATATAGAGTTAATGAGCCAAAAAACTAATACAAATCCGGGTTGGGGCCCGCGTGGTGCAGATACTTACGACATATTTTTATACAAAGGAGGCGGGGCTTGCCATCATTATTGGACACGTGAAACGTACAAAAGATTTATAGATCCACGTAGAAAAGGTGCGCAAGAAGTAACACCAGCGGAGGCTAGAAAAGCAGGTGAAATTTTACCTGCTCCATTTAATAAAGAAGACGGTAAAAGATATAAAAAAGATAACCAACTAGTTTATACTGCACCTATTAATATGCCCAATAAAGGATTTTTACCAAAATAAGAAATGGCACAAGCATTATTTGTAAGTCGTGATGATATTGTAAAGTTTACCGCAATTAGTGGTAACCTAGATGTCGATAAATTTATACAATGGGTTAAAGTTGCACAAGATACGCATATTCAAGGCTATCTAGGAACTAAGTTATTTAACAAGATTAACGATGGTATCGTAGCCAGTAACTTAACTAATCCTTACACGATGCTTTTAAACGTGTATATTAAGCCTATGGTTATCCATTGGTCTATGGTAGAGTTCTTACCGTTTGCAGCTTATACAATCGCAAGCAAGGGGGTATTTAAACACAATAGCGAGAACGCTCAGAACGTAGATAAGGATGAGGTTGATTTTTTGGTAGAAAAGGAACGCTCAATAGCAGAACACTACACTCGTAGATTTGTAGATTATATGTCTTTTAACCAGTCTTCTTATCCAGAATATAACACGAACTCAAATGCAGATATGTTCCCCGACAAAAAAGCTGACTTCAATGGCTGGTACTTATAAGCCTAAAAAGGCAAATATTAAAAAACTAAAGGTTTATCTTAATAAAATAGAAAATGGCTCTTAATTTCACGCATACTAAAGGCGATACATTTAGTTTAGTAGCATTTAGAATTAAAAAAAATGGCACAGATATTAATTTAACTGGAGCTACTATCAGAATGCAATTAAGAAAAAACTACGAAGATGTTTCGGCCGCTTTATCTTTAACTTCGGTTTCTTCAGCTGGAATTACTATAACAGACGCGGCAACTGGTCAGTTTAAGATAAATACTCAAATTATTAATATAGAAGTTTATAATTATGTTTATGATATAGAAATAGCTTTATCAAGTGGAGAGGTTAAAACTTATATTAAAGGAGGATTTAATGTTACACCAGAAGTAACTAGATAATATGGAAGATATAATAGATATTAGTGTAGTTTATACTATTGATGATGTTACAATAACTGCTACACCTTCTTTAATAGAGGTTAATGTAAATCAAAGTTCTGGTAATACCGTAAATTTTGTTTTGCGTTCTTCTTATTCTGCTATGATTGCAGATGGAACACCTAACATAAATACTTTATATACGGTAACTGCTGACGAAAATAAATCTTATACACGTTCTACATACCTTTGGAAAACAGACGGTAAAAGAGAATGGATTGCTTCAACACCAGATAATTAATAAATAAAAGAATATATGACTACTTATAATTGGGAAATTAGCCAAATGAATCTTATAAAAGATTTTGGAGATTTGGAAAATGTTGTTTTTGAAATATATTGGACAAGAACGGCAAAATTTATTGATAATGAAAATAAATCATACGTTGCATCAATAGATGGTATTACAACATTTGATGAACCTAATAAAAATATTTTTATTGAATTCAATAGTTTAACTTTTGAGCAAGTTTGTTCTTGGCTAGAAAATAAAAATAATATTAGTTATATTGATGAGAATTTAGATGAACAAATAAAATATCAATCAAAACTTATTATTAATCATTTGAACTTACCTTGGGTAATAAATAAATAAATATGGCAACTGGATTTCCAATTAAAGATGTAAATTTTCCATCTTTACAACAATTAGCTTTAGAAGGTAGAGGAATAAAAGTAAGCACTGGTCCAATTAGTACACAAATTATTGCACAAACAGTTAATTTTGGGCAATCAATTGGTGCAATTCAATATAATGTAACACCTGGAAGAGCTTTCGTAGTAACAAGTATTGAAGCATCAGCAACAAGCGGGCCTGTTCAATTTTATAGCTCGAGTGCTAGTATAATGAAACTTTTTGGAGGTTCAGTTATTGGTCAAATACCTTCTGGACTAGATGTAGTTTTCCCTACAAATGGTGGAGCTGCAACAATTAATCCATTAATTTTAATTGGTAGTGAAGGTGCATTTGATGTACAATGTAAATCTTTAATGGTTAACGCTTCAATTATTCCTTATATTTCAGCAACAATATATGGTATTGATATTACAGCAGATTTTAATTATTCGGCTAATAAAAATATACTTTGGATAGGAGAGAGTACATCTTGGGGTTCAATGGAAACTGATGCTAATAATGTTGCTTATGCAGGAGAAAAATTAGCACCTTTTGTTGTTACAAATTATATGAGAACTAATGGAAAATCCGTTAGATTAATTAATAAGTCATTTGGTTCAATGAGTTCTAATCATATGGAATATGGAAGAAGGTCTGGTTTTTATGATGTAAAGGCAGATTTATATGTTTTAAATTTTGGCATAAATGATGCTGCAATTCCAACAACTGAAGCAACTTTTAAATCTAATTTAGCAAATATTATAACTCACAGAAATACATTTAATAAAAATTCACCTATAATTTTTGTTTCATGTTTTCCTACCGATGCCTATTCTGGAAATATTGCTAGTTACAGAACTTGGATGAGTGATGTAGCTAATGATACATCTGTTGGAGGTGGTACTAGCAATAAGGTTTATTATATTAATGGAAATAATTCATTTACATTAAATGCAACTGCAACTTTAGATACAAATTTTGCAAAAACAAATAGAGTAGCAGGTCAAAGAGTTCATTATTCTGGAGAAGGTCAAAATTTAAACGCACAATTAGTTATCTCAAATATGATAACTTATGATTGGTATTCAAGTTTTTAAAATTATTACTAAAAACAAAAAAGTTACATTTACGTTTATAATAAAATATAGAAACTTAAAAAAAATTAACGGTGCTTAACTCCATTCCTGATTGGTTTACAAACATATTGACTGCTTTAATAGCTTCATTAGCAACCTATTTCAGTACACGAAAGAAAGAAAAAACGGAAATCCAAACTGGAGAATTAGGCAACACGGAAACTGCGATTAAAATTTGGAGAGAGATGGCGCAAGAGATGTCTGATAAAGTAAAAGATTTGAGCGACAAAGTAGATGCATTAACAAAAGAAGTTTACAATTTACGTATAGAAAATTCAGATTTAAAATTAAAACTTGGACTTGATGAAAGTAACGAAACTAAGCCCCAAAGGCTTCGATCTAATAAAAAGGTTTGAAGGTCTTCAATTACAAGCGTATAAATGTCCAGCTGGCATTCCAACAATCGGATACGGAAATACCTATTACCCTAATGGCAAAAAAGTTCAATTAACAGATGAGCCAATTACGCAGTCAATCGCTGATAAACTTCTTGAATCATTACTTCCGCCATACGAAAAAGCGGTTGATTCTTTTTGTCGGGATGATATATCTCAGAGCCAATTCGATGCTTTATGCTCTTTTGCTTATAATGTAGGTGTAGGCAATCTTCAAAAATCAACTTTGATTAAAAAAGTAAATCTAAATCCCAAAGATGTTAGCATTGCAGATGAATTCCTAAAATGGAATAAATCTAATGGTGCAGTATTAAAAGGATTAACCAAACGCAGGCAGGCGGAAGCTGACCTTTACTTCTCATAAATATGCGAAAATTCCTTATTCTTTTGGCTTGTGTTTCATTATCTTCTTGCAAGCATACAAAGACATTAACAGAGTACAAAGAAGTCATTAGAATTGATTCTATTAAGTCGGAAAAGATAATAGAAAAATTCAGAGCAGTACACGATACCTTAGTCATTCCATTTCCTTGCGATTCTTCTGGGATTTTATCTAACTTTTATTCGAGATTGGTGC